TCATAGGTAACGAGGTCAGAAATACCAATCAACTTCCCTGCCCATATATTTGAGTCCTTCCAGTATTCAATCGTGCCGTATTGATCTTTGTATTTCATTCCTCTACCTCCACCCATTTATCTTCGGATGGGACACGCTTAGAGTGATTTGCACCTACCACCATCTTATCTTCACGATGCCACTGCAATACTCCATCCACTAACCAAGCCTCTAGCTTGATCTTCTTGGTGGCTTTCTTGATGCGATAGTCATTGACGATCCAATCCCAGTCAGGATCGTTGTTTAAGTAAGAATCAATCCACTCATTTCTGCTTGCCTCAACCTCACCACCATCAGCGTAGTGCTGCATTACTTTGATGGCTTCTAGTGTTTCTTCTCTAGTCATCCTCGTCACTCCAGTATTCGTTCAATTCAGGCGGTTTGCGGCTCAGCTTCTTAAACTTCATCGGAACCCACTTGGTGCTGCCTTCATACATCACTTGGAAGTCCCAACGCTCTCCTTTTGACCAGCCACGGCCTTCTGTCCACTCAACTCGGCGAATATCTTTAATCATCTTTCTTAAACCCCTCACGCAATTCGTACACGGCTTCTAACAAGTCGTCCTGTGAATCAAAATCACGCGTTGTCAATAACATGATCACTTGGTCAATAGCAAAAGTGCCAATCGAAGTAAACATGTCTTCGATTTCGCTCTTTGGTATTGTAACTACTTCTTCTTTCCAGATTGGTTCCATGATTTAAACCTGTGTGGGTCCCATTTTCGCCATGAACTGGCCTTCGCTGCTCGGTGGCCCGCCTCGGAGCGGGTGCAGAGTGGTGCATTGAATGCATCCTCCTCTGACCAACCCCGCTTTAGGCGACCTTCAACCGTTTCAACCCTGAGACCCGCTTCCTTACATTTTTTAACGAATTCGGGATCTCTTTTCATTGTTAATCCAAGAATCTGTAGATTGCAGCTACTTCTTCATCTTCCAAGTTGTTATACGCCCAATCTTTCAAATCAGAATACAACTTGCAATACCGACTCGCTTTGCGCTCGTTGTTGTTATCATAAAAATGCCAACACAACTTATTGTATGCCATAATATTGACCGCCACGCTTGCAACTCTACCACTCATAGCGATGTTTTCTTGCAAACCATCATTGCGAGCTGTCACCTCTTCATCGGTGCTCCACACAATCACGGGGATGTCGCCTTTTATCGTGTTGGCAAATTCCCAATAACCACCGTTGTACTCTTTAACCAATCTACTCATGATGTTAAAAATGAGCTGTTCTACGCGCAGCCCATCCACACCGAATTCGCTTGGTAAAAAGTCCAAACGGTCATCATCTGAGCAGTAATTAAGCAAAGTTTCCATATCATTTCCTCTATTGCGGTCTATTAACAGGGGCCGCCTATCGACCCCATATGCATATGATATCATACACCCCCATCGCAGTCAACTGCTGAGTGATTAAACATGACTCATAATACCGAGTTCTTTATTGAATTTCCACTGACGATTTTTATTAATAACCATCTTTTCAATAATCGCTTCTTCCAAATTAATACCATTTAATTCGGCCAAGTCCGCTAGCAAAATAAAAACATCGGCATACTCGTGCGCCTCTTCCGGACATTTGGTTAATTCCCCGATCTCTTCAAAGAATTTTACCAATACCCCGGCTTTGGTGCGGTCTGGGAAGACCGTGTTACACCAATTAGAGATTTCCTTTTGAGCTGTTAGTATTTCCATCTTTCTTTCCAAAAATTCGGTCCCAATTATCTTCGAATTGTTTGCGGTCCTGAATGGGACGCGGCTTGCTGCCCTTCCCACCATCACTTTTCTTCGACGTTTTCATTTAACGGTCCTCTTCCGATGTAGGCCACCCGACCCCCGCTTTGCTCAATACCATGAATGATAGTATTCAGCGCCGATGGATCACAATAATTAGCAAAATTCAAAAAGATCTCGTCCGGTTCCACGATTTCAATAAAATCTTTGATTTGCGCTTGCGAGAATGTGAACACGCGACGCGGCAACTTGGTCACGGTCGTGTATTCGGTCTCCACGCCAATATCTTCAAACGTAATTTCGCGCTGATCTTCATAACACGGCCCGCTTGATTCGGTCATGTTACCATCTGCATCGTAACGGTTAGCCACGCGAATCGGGAAGGTCCGTGCGACCCCGACTACATGCATATCTTTCAGGAAACGACGCGGCAGATCAAGGTCCACCATCAGCTGCTGTGGCGTGCATTCGCGACTTGTACACTTCGGCCAAAACCCACGATTGATGCCCAACGAGAAACCTTGTGCGCCCTCGATTTGAACAATTTCCCCCATGTTTACGATGGTGTTCCACCAGTGGGCGTCAACAACATTCATTACTGGCGGCAATTCGCTGTCTACAGCCAGCGTTCCCTTGCGTGCGATCTTCATCATCAAAGCCGCCCCGGACCCCTTGCGGGTACTCCCGATCTTCGCGTGCTCTTCTGATGCCTCCAACTGGCGGTGCTCGTCAGTCAATACCATCGCAGCTTCGTGTATATACACAGCCACATCTTTCAAATGCGGAAGAATTTGAATTGCATTGTTCCATTCAATCATAAATGCTTCTACATTGAGAACCGTCCCCGGCCCCAACATTAAGCGCTTCAAACGCTTTGACACGATGCCGTTAGCCAGCATAGTGTGCTTTAGCTCGCGGTGTCCTTCTTCCGTTTTGAAGAAACTGGTATGACCAGCGTTGGGCGCCCAAGCTGTCATAATGGTGTCGGGTTCATATTTTTCAGCAAAGTAGCCCGCCGCTAATCCTTTGCCGGTTGATCCAAATTGTGCATCAACAATCGTAATAATTTTCATTGGTACCTCTTCGTCTATGACACTATCAAAATCTGGCCAATTATACTTCGGCATTTTTTAGATGCCCTCTCATCAAATTACCTAACGCCATGCGCTGCATACCAACATTCAAATGTTCGTATTTAGCTTTCAATTCCTTGGCTTTTAGCCCCAAGGCCGCTGCAACTACGCTGTACACTTCTTCAATGTGGAGGCCGCGCAGCTTTTCTGCCACATCATCACCGTTATCAATATAACGGAAACCATCTTTGGTTTTACCCGTAACAAATTTTTCTACATTAGGACGCATTTAATACTCCTCTTCAATAGGATTTGCTTCTGGGAGTGGTCCATCAAACACGAACACATTTGCAAGCTTGCCGTTTACGGTTCGTCTTCTCTTCACCATCCCAAATTCTTTCAATGCATCAGCAGCCATGTTCATGTTGAACGCTTTAATATTCTGAACAGAGTGCTGCGCAAAGTCTGTTAAAAATTCAGCTGATGATACATAGCCCTTTTGCTTGTACCTCTGGATTGCGAACGCCAGCCCGCCATCCATCGCCGCCAATATATTTTCTACCATGTGCTTTTCGTGTATCTCGTGATTGCGTGATGTAAACCCTATGTCTCTCGTCTCTTTCTGTATGTCTTCTTCTGTTACTGACTTGTACAGGTGATAAGCTTCACCCCACAGTTGGTCCCTGTTTTCAATTAACCACTTTAAATCGATTGTGTTATTTTCGTTGTATTTTGGATCAATTTCAATAATCCAATACCGGCGGTTCCCCGTGCGGTCTGTTAGGAATGAATCATCATTTGTTGTACCAATAAACACACATGTTCTCGGGTGTGATGTGACTTTGTTGCGGTACAACTCCCGATAATCATCCGATGTGCGTGTAATAAACGACTTTAGCGTGTTGTGGTCTTTAGTGGACCTGAATGACGACAATTCGGACAACTCAATAATCCATTTGCTGCTGGCCAAACGTTGCGCTTCCACATTATCCATCATCCCGCTAAAATCGCAGTGCCATTGATTATTATCAAATGCTAGGATTTTTGTAAACGCGGATTTACCACAATGCTGCTTCCCTTTCAGAATGACCATGTGCTCCATCGGGCACCCCGGCTCAAATACCCGCCGCACTGCTGTGCGGAACCACGCTTTTGACATGGTGGAGTATATCGATCCTTTGACCCCGAACAGGTCTTGGAACAGGGTTGGGATTCGTTCTTGCCCATCCCATTTACACTGTTTGATCCTGTCCGCTAGGAAGTTTACTGAATTCGTGGTCGCTGCAATATCAATAAGGACTTTGTACAGCCGCTCTGGCCCGAACGATACTCGGTACTTGTTGGCAATGTAAACAGACAGCCCCAATTCGTGTCCTTCTTCAAACGATGACCCAATTGCCGGTGGATTGAACCCATATTTTTCAACGTCCGGCATCGGGTTTACATACACTAGGTCATTTGTAATTTCGTCTCTTGCCACCAGATTCGATAGTTGGGAATCATGGCGTACAATCAATGATAGGTTTTCTGTCGTCTTTTCGATTGCCCCTTTCCCTGTGAAGCTTAACCCCGGAATGTCGGTATCGGCTACACCCACGTTTCTGATAATGAATTGGAAAACGTCATCGGTTAGGATGTCCCGCAATTTACTTGACCCGGCTACTGGTTCCCCCTCTTCCCATCGTCTGATCGTCCCTCTTACAGATGAATTCAGGCGTTTTACCATTTCTTCATCTTGGGCTTCCGTCATCACCCCCTCTAGTGCTGATATAATCAGGTCGGCCGGGTAATCGGATTTTAGGAGTATTGCAGTCAGGTGGATTGAGAGGTCATCTCTTATTCCTGAGTCCCAACACTTCAAGATGACGCTTGCAATTGCCAGCAACTTCAGGCGCTTGTATAACGGCTCAATGTCCTCAATAAGGAGCGGCTGTGATTCTGTTTCCCACTTCACCGGCTCCCCGTTTGGGTGCATTGATGGCGGGAACATCGTTTGCGAATATTTGCCGGTCTTGGTCAGCCCCCGCAGTTCCATCACCATAGACTTTTCGTCTTCTTGGACCAAGCTCTTTGGCATCCGCCATTGCTGGATCTTTACACCTTCATCATCAAATTCCGGCGATAATGAATACACCCAGTGGGATGACGGCGCCGTTTGACGCCCGAACACTGCAGTTTCTGGTAGGATGTATTTTGCCAGACCCCGGGCTTCTGGGCAGTCGAGGTCGATATCAATAACGCGCTTCCCGAGCAGCACCCCCAAGTTTATGGGGCTTTGGGCGTATTGTTTTAGGAGATCGAAGTCTAGCGGTTTTTCGTTCCAGTTGTCCTCTAGTGGTTGTTTGGTTCCGTACTTTAGTGGTATTACGAACCAGCTTTGATCATTATAATATTTGGCGATAGATTCAATTGTCTTACGGTGGTTGTAAGACCTTAAGTCCAATACATTCATTTCACATCCTCAAAGAAAAAGCGGGGATTCCGCCCCGCACGGCCTCAATTACCCGATGAGGAACGGGAGGATGTCTCCATCTTTTGGACGACCCGGTACGCTGCACGCAGCATCTTTTTTGTTTCCGGTATGAATTCCGATTCGCCCACATAATTTCGCGCAATATAACGCGAGAAAATGGATCTAAAGGTCTTATTTCTACATAGAGCCGTCATAACTTGGGAGTCAAGAGACCCGGATTCCAAATCATTGATAAAGCTCATTGAAAAAACCTCTTAGTATCCCCTATTAAATCTTTGGTCATTTGATGACCAAGAAGCTTAGCTATCATCTTCTTTATGAATTGTATCATAGCGTGTCCGTGTTGATAATTACATCCCCGAAGTAGAGCACTCCGTCGTTTGCGTGGCATTCAGGCAATTCATCAAACATGTGAACAGTCATCATGTCGTCTGGGTCTTTGAAATCTTCGGCTTCCATAATCCCAATAACCCCGGCATCTACCGAGTACGAGTTCCCCATATTGTCAAAATAATAACCGTCCCCATGCGCTGTGTGAAAGGCCATCACTTGTTTGCCACTTGATGTGTAACCCACGGGTTTACGGAAGAAATCAGAACTCTCTAATAGTCCTTCCCACTCTTCGGATGGGACCACATAACATGGGTCCCCAATCAAATAAGCCTTCATACTGGTACCCCCGCCCCACGTTTTGGGGTCGATTTGATGCTTTTGTAGACTTCCATCGCTCTTTCTGCTGTTTCACGATCGTGGGTCGTCGCATATTCAATAAAATGCTGGCCATCACGATCCATGTCCCAGATGATTCTCCTATCCCTAAATAGGGGACCAATCCACAGGTATTCGTATCTAAAGAATCCCCACCTACGCACGGCGTACAAACCGTCTTCGAATTTTACTACTTTCATTTGAAGTAAATCACTGAAAATAAATTATTGAAATCGCGGCCGCCAACACAGCTGCGGATAATAAAAGAATGACCACAAATTCGTTGTCCTTCTTGGCTTTTGGGGTTTTCTTGGGTTTGCTGTCGGCGAAAAGAATCTCCAGCGCCATACGGTGATTTGGGCGCGGCTTAACCACCCCTTTTTCCCATCTCACGATCGTAGTGGCTGTGACCCCGATTGCTTCAGCCAGTTGTGCTTGAGTCATGCCGCGTGCTTTACGCATTTCTTTAAGATTCATAAGTACCTACCTTATTTCCATTGCTGTCGTACAGCGGTTTGTTGTGACTGAAATCTTTTAAATGATCCACTACAGTCAATAAAATACGGGCGACCTCCGCCCTCCACTCCGGGGATTTGTGCTCCCCAAATGCATCATTTGTCGTCTTGATTTCTATTTTCATAATATCGCTCCACATATAAACAGTCAGCCGGGTTGGTGGTATCACATTCGTACATAGTCGGGCTGTCCCCCGTTCCGTAATAATCGTGAACCGCTATACCATATTGGCACTCGTGACAACAGTCGGCTTTTTCCATCAATTCATCCATACCGGTTTCTCCCTTTTGGTGTACTTCAATAAGTGCGCCTTGCTGCCTTTGTAATAACGACGATAGGAATCAACAGCATCATCTGATTTGTAAACATCCGGCATCGCCAATGCAAACGGGGTCATTGGCTTTGATGGGATTCCCTTAGGCGTGCTGGCCACAATCTTGTGCAGCTTTTCAAATGTCAAGTGGGACTTTCCGTACCGGTGCGTGTACTCGCCGGCCAGCGCATAAAAGTGCCGGACCAGCCACCCATAGTTCTCGTCACTGCTCTTCGCCCACAACACGCACGGATGGTGTACATGGGTCGAGCGGTACAGGAGGGCATCCGTGTTGCCGTACGCTCTTTGAATGGTGGACAAAATCTGCCCGGTTTCAAGAGTCATTTTAACCACATGATTATCACACTGCATCTGGGCAGCCTGCACGGGGTTGTGATCAAGAATAAAGATATTCACGCAATTCCTCCTCTATTTCAGCTATTAATTCACGCATCGATGTGATCTCGGCTTCACATTTTGCGACCCGGGCTTTAGCGTTGTGAATCGCATCATATTTTAGTACGATCTTGGTAAATTCATTCAATGTAATCAGACCATTTTCATATTGTTGATACGCTTTTTTCATGCTGCCCTCGAATTGTAGTTGCGGATTGCCACATACTCTTTTTCAGTGGCACCATGCGAGTATTCACCAAGACCAACTTCCTCCATTTTGTCATAGAGGGCGTTGTGCGCATTATCTTTGCTGCCGGGGGTGGCATCTAAGACCCAAGATCCAATGTTCATTTCTCTTCTCCTATGTCGGCCATCTATCGACCTTGAAGCAAGTATATCAGGCTGAGTGCTGAGTGTCAAGGGTTCTTTGATTAAATATAATATGTAATCGGGGGTCAGATAGTATGTAATTGACACACTAATATATAATGAAATACTCAACCTTATTCGGTAGAGTTCGTATATAATTGGGTGTATCATAGTGTATATGATTGGGGTTCAATTACATACTATTAGAACAGATATCCAACGACCCAAGATTCAAGAAGGACGGGGGCTTTGCCCCTCTTACACACTAACATATATTATTTTCTTTGTTGTTGTTGTAGTAATTAAAAAGAAAGGGGGGAAAAGGGTACAAGAACGGTATAAAAAAAGGAAAATTTCCGAGATAGTATGATATGTGTGTATAGTGTGTAACGGAAGGTCTTTGACCGCCCCCGCCGGGGGTCGGAGAGCGGTTTTCCGCGGCCGGTTGTTGAGGGTTGCTCAATTTGGCCCCGGGTCGGGGGTCGTACGCCCCCGGGTTTATTGATGCCCCTCCTGCGCCCCCGGTGGGCTTCCTTTGGCCTTGATGGGGGTCGGAGGGGGTATTATAGGGGGTTAGGCCAAGGAAGGGCGTTCTTTGGCCAACCAGTCTTCGACGCGTTCGGCCCAGTCTGGGTGCTGTTCCTCAAGTTTTGCCAACTCATTTGAGTATTTGGCCACTTCGCGTTGCGCATTGATGGCTTGCAGGTCCATCAGCCGCGCGACGGTGTGAATGTATAAATCTTTAAATTCGAAGTAATTCATGCGTGTTTCTCCTCCAGCAGCCTTTTCAGATAATCTCGGGCTTCGTCCTCGTATTTTTCATGCCAAAACATGCCGCCGGCGTCCTCGATTGCCTGCCCGGGCTTGCGTTCCAGCACGACCCATCTATTCTCTTTGATCGCCCGGCGCCCACTGCGGGTCACAAATGGGGTGTCCATGCCCTTTCGCAATTCGATCGTGCCCGGCTGGTGTGGGTTTGGGTGTGATTCAATCAAAACACCCGGCTTGCACGCTGCTTTTTTATCTTCCCATTTCATTAGTCATCTCCATAAGTGTTGACAAAATTGGCCAATTCTTCAATGTCGGCCTTGGCCATGGTGTCGGTGTAAAACACCAGCAGCTCGTTTGCCATGTCGCTGGCACTTAGATCGCTGATGTAATTTTCTGCTGCGTTTTCCAACCGTTCCAGCAGCAGGTCTCTGCGAAATTTGTTTAGTGATTCAAGTGCGTTTTTCATGTCTATTCTCCTATTGAATGACGGGTTTTGTAAAACCTCGTCAGAAAACCCCGGCCGAAGCCGGGGGTCGGGGGTCACACTTCAACTTTCACGCGGTTCAGATGGCCGCGCACGCGGTTGCGCAGATTCATTGATTGCTGACCCTTGTTCAAGTGGCCGTAGCGCTCGCGCAATTCCGATTCTGGCACGCCGAGGATTTTGGCAACGGTCGGATAGAGCGTTTCGATCCACATGCCGCGCAGGCCTGCTGCAACCTCGTCGTTATTGTCCACGACCTTGCGGCCGGATTCGCTCACTGCGTCGTCGTGGGTCACATAGCGTGGGCGATAGCGCTTAAGCTGGTTGCTCATGGTGTGGACCTCTTCTTCTTCGAGGTCGTCCATTGTGAAATCGGTCTGATCGCCGAATTCGCTCATCATTGCGATATCTTCATCGGTCAGGATTTCGAGGTCCGCGCTGCTGCGGATCTTTTCAATCTCGCCGTCGAAGTCAACTGTTAGCCAAGCGCCTTTCTTTTCGATGATGGTGCCAAGGCCGGTTTCTGTCTTGAGGTAGTTCATGTCTATTCTCCTATTAGGTCAAGCAGCACCATGCCACTTGATGCTGCGCATTGTATCATTACTCAACTATGTTGTCAACGGTTGAGGAGAGATACTCAACTCAGGATATGCTCAACTATCCACTCAACAAAACCGTTTTTCATTTGGTGCGAAACCGTTTTTCATTTGGTCAGGATAAACAATTTGTCAAGCCGGGGGTCGTTTGTCCGGGGTCGCTTTTTTCCGGTTGGGCGCGTTCCGTCCGCGTTCCGCGGTTTTTCTCCAAATATAGGGGAACCCCTTAAAAACAACGGGTCCCCCGGAAAAAGGAAAAATCGGTTCTTAAATTCGTGGCCATTAATTTCCGGCAAGGCATATAATATATTCAGCGCTCAACACATACTATGTATATTTTTTCGGGTGCTCAACGGGTCCCCGACCCCCATATACATATATTTGATTTCCAGGGCATTTTGTGTTAAACTCGCCCCATCAGTGTATTTGAGGAGGACTCAAAATGGCTGCTTCTATTAAGCCAAAAACAATGTCTGAGGGCGAGCGTAAAAAGGCGGTTAGCCGCATCATTGCAGCCCAGTACCCGAATTTTGACCCGGTTCTTGCCATGATTGATATGGCCCATGAAGAAGAAGTTGAGCGGTCAATCAAGTTCCAGTGTCTCAAGGAAGTTGCCCAGTACCTTTATCCGAAACTCAAGTCTGTTGATATTCAGGTCGAGGACAACACTGGCAAATCCCGTGATGAAATTATTCAACGCTTGAAGCAGTTGGATAATAATTTTATTGAAGGCGAAGTGACTCACTGATGGATGTTCAGGATTATATTGATCTGATGGAGGCGCCGACCTCTGCTTACGATCGTGTGATGATGAAGCATTCACCGGAGGCCCGCAGTATTCCGTCTTATTCAGAACGTCCTAAGAGCGGCATTCTTGATCTTGTGCCAACCCGTGAGGAGTTGCGTCAGGGGACATTTGATGTAATGCATGATATGGGGTTCTCCCCCCGAGCATCCCGTAAGACGGCCCAAACGTTGTTTGGTACCCGTTCTGATTCTCTTGACGAGTCTGCAATGCCTGTTCCTGATATTGGGGCCGCAGATTTTGTTACCGGGGCCGCAGCGAAGCGATTAATTGACCCACTTCTTTTGACGGATGCCCAAACTTACCGTCTTGATGACGAGCCTTTAATGGCTGCAACCATGGCTAGTCTGTCTGTAGCCGGGCCGGCGGTAAGTGCTATCAAGGGTATGTCTGGGGCATCTGATCAGGTTATTGAAGATGTTACTGATATGTCGCGTCGGCAATTCTTGAAAAATGCTGCGGGTATTACAGCATTGACTGCGTTGCCGGTTCCGGCCATTAAGATGGCTGCCAAAAACCCCCAAGTGGCCGCTGCCGCGGTTAAGGCCGCCCCCGTGGTCGCAGGAACTATTAAGGGGTTGGGTGGTTGGAAAACCGCGTTAGCGTTGTTGGGTCATTCAAAATCGTATATGAATGACGCTGTGGATGTTATTGATCCGGCAAGAATATCAGAAAATCTTGATCCAAAGGATGTGAAAGGTATTGCAGATGAAATCACTGATATGTTGGGCGGTGCTGACGAAAATCATTTAATTATTGATTTTACCGATCCGCGCGGTCGTTATGCAGATTTAGATGTTCCGGAAAGGTTGTATACAGATTTTGAAGATTATGATTTAGATAATATTATCGATGAATTCACAGAAACGTTGTCTGACGATTTAAACAAAGCCGAGATCATAGAGACCAGATCAATAAAAGTACCCGAGCACGTCGCGGAAGAATTCGGGGGCGATGTGGTGTTGGAGAAAGTGCGATTTGGGGATGGTACAGAGGCTGTCAGAATAAAGGGTGGATTTGATGGTGATGATTTAATGTTTTCTAAATTAGATCGAGATGTTGCTGACAATGCCAGCAGTGTTCTCAAGTAATTGTGACATCTACACCCCCAATTATGAGGGGATGTCGGACGAGGACCTCGAAGAGTATTTAGCGTTACGCGAGCAGTTGTCACATGCGGATCACATGGAAATGTGCCGCAATGATTTTATTGAATTTCTAAAATTTATGGAACCCACTGTAATGGTGGGTGGTCACCATAAGATAATGGGCGAGAAGTTTAATGAGTTAAATGTCTCAGGTAACAAGCGTATTATCATTAATATTGCCCCGCGTCATGGTAAATCATTTCTAACGTCTCAATTTCTGCCAGCGTGGTATATTGGGAATAACCCCAAAGCGTATTTGATGTCGATTTCAAATACCACGGAATTGGCCGTGGGGTTTGGTCGTAAAGTGCGTGATATCGTAAGTTCAGAGCGGTTCCAAGAAGTGTTCCCAGATGTCAAAGTACGCGCCGACAGTAAATCGGCGGGTCGTTGGGCGGTTGAACAAGGTGGTGAATTGTTCGCAGCGGGTGTTGGGGCGTCGGTCACGGGCCGCGGCGCGGATCTCTTGATTATTGATGACCCATACACGGAGCAATGTATGCTCCAGCCAAGTGTATTTGATGATGTATGGGAATATTATCAGGCAGGTCCCCGCCAGCGTTTGATGCCGGGTGGAAACATCCTAGTGGTGCACACTAGATGGTCCACCAAAGATTTGACCGGGATGTTGGTCAAAGAACAGGCCAAAAACCCGGACGCGGATAAATGGGAGCTTATTGAGTTCCCAGCGATAATGCCGTCGGGCAATGTTCTGTGGCCGGAATTCTGGACCGCGGATGCTCTAAAAAAGGTACAAAACTCAATTGCGCCGCACCTGTGGAATGCGCAGTGGTTGCAAAACCCAACGTCAGAAGAAGGTGCGCTGGTTAAACGTGAATGGTGGAACAGGTGGCAATTTGAAAACCCGCCAAAATGCGATTATATAATTCAATCATATGATACCGCGTTCAGTAAAAGAGACACGGCCGATTATTCCGTAATATCGACATGGGGCATATGGTACCCAGATGGTGAGTATATCATTAATCGAGATGGCCAGAAAAAGATATTTGACGGAACAATACCTCATGTGATATTGTTGGACGTGGTAAAGGACCGTTTCGAATTCCCAGAGCTGAAACAAAAAGCTGTTTACTTATACAACTACTGGGAACCGGACTCCGTTATCATTGAAGCGAAAGCGTCAGGAATGTCGCTAGCGCAGGAGTTCCGATATATTGGGATTCCAGTACAAGAGTACAGTCCGGGGCGTGGGCAAGACAAAATTGCTCGTGTAAACTCGGTATCAGATCTTTTTGCATCGGGGTTCATTTGGGCGCCGGAAAAAAGGTTTGCAGATGAAATGATAGATGAAGTGCAGGCGTTCCCAACAGGTGATCATGATGACCAAGTGGATGCAATGACGCTAGCATTGATGAGGTTCAGACAGGGCGGTTTCATTAGGCTGGATTCAGACTGGCGCGATGAATACACACCAAGACGCATGAGGACGTATTACTAATGATGCCGATTGAAGATATGGCGCCGGAAGGTATCGAATTCATTCCAGAAGACGATGGAATGATCATTGATTTTGAGCCGTCCACCGATTTCATGCCGGAAATGTTGCCTCACGGGGCCAACTTGGCGGAATTTATTGATGACGAAGTGTTGCGTCCGCTGGCGTCAGAACTTATTGACCTCTACAAAGAAGACGTTTCATCGCGTCAAGATTGGTTGGACAGCTTCTCAGATGGCCTAAAACTGTTAGGTACAGAAAACGAAGAGCGTACCGAGCCGTTTGAAGGGGCCTCGGGGGTCCACCACCCATTGTTATCAGAAGCTGCAACGCAGTTCCAAGCGCAAGCGTATAAGGAATTGCTCCCAGCGGGTGGTCCGGTATCAGTAGCCACCGTGGGTGCTTATCCGAGTCCTCCGGAAGGTGAAGAGCCGACCTCACTGGCGGCCCAAGCGGGTCGCGTGAAGGAGTTCATGAATTATCAAATCACTAACGTGATGGAAGAGTATGACCCAGAATTGGATCAGATGCTCTTTTATTTGCCGCTTAGTGGTTCAGCGTTCAAGAAAGTGTATTATGATGCGTCGCTAGGGCGTGCAGTATCCAAGTTTGTAACGGCAGAAGATTTAGTTGTAAATTACACGGCAACCGATCTGAAATCCGCGTCGCGTATTACGCATGTGATTAACATTTCAGAAAATGACGTGCGTAAACAACAGGTATACGGGTTCTACAAGGATGTGGACCTAAAGCCGCCGCACGAGCCAGAGCAGAACATTCTGCAAGAGACGATTGACGACCTGCAGGGTATTAAGCGCACCAACGGTAACGATCAATATACTCTTCTTGAAATGCATGTCAATTTGGACGTGCCGGGTTTTGAGGATGTATACCCAGACACTGGTGAGCCGACCGGTGTGGCGCTCCCGTATATTGTAACAATCGTGGAGGATACCCAGCAGATTCTTTCAATTCGCAAGAATTGGATGGAAGAGGATCAGCTGAAGGCGAAGCGCGATTATTTTGTGCATTACAAGTTCCTGCCGGGCCTGGGTTTCTACGGGTTTGGTTTGATTCATATGATTGGCGGACTTTCCAAGTCAGCCACTTCCATCCTGCGTCAGTTGATTGATGCGGGCACGCTTAGCAATCTGCCGGCTGGTTTCAAAGCACGCGGGTTGCGTGTAGCGAACGAAGAAGAGCCGATTGCGCCGGGCGAATGGCGTGATGTGGACGCGCCGGGTGGTTCCCTGCGCGAATCCCTAATGCCGCTGCCGTATAAAGAACCGTCTGCAGTATTGTACCAGTTGCTGGGTATGATTGTAGAAAGTGGTCGCAGGTTTGCAGCGATTGCGGATATGGCGATTAGTGAAACCGGGTCACAACAGAACCCAGTTGGTACCACGTTGGCGCTTCTTGAGCGTGGTTCCAAAGTAATGTCGGCCATCCACAAGCGTCTGCATTATGCACAGAAGAAAGAATTTAAGCTTTTGGCGAGGATTTTCTCAGAAACACTGCCAGAATATCCGTATCCGATTGGAGATAACTCGCCATCTATTGCGCGTGAAGATTTTGACGACCGTGTGGATGTAATTCCAGTAAGTGATCCGAACATCTTCAGCACCAGTCAGCGTATTTTGATTGCACAGCAGCAGCTACAAATGGCACAGGCGGCGCCGGAGATTCATGATCTGCGCGAAGCTTTCCGTCGTATGTATAATGCTATGGAAATCAAAGATGTTGATCAACTTCTCAAGAAGAAAGATAAGCCAGCCCCGCGGACCCCGGCGCAGCAGTTGATGGACATTCTTCAGAACAAGAAGATTGCAGCGTTCCCGGGTCAAGACCATATGATTCATGTGCAATCATTGGTGCAGTTTGCACAGAATCCGATGATACAGGGCGTGCCAGATTTTTATACCAACATCCTGCAGGGTATTGCTGGTCATGTCAATATGATGGCTATCGAGCAGGTGGAAGCGGAAGTGCGCAAAATGTCCAATGGGCAACAGATTCCGCCGGAGGTCATGAAGCAGTTGCAGCCGCAGATTGAAAAGCGTGTATCTGAAACAGAATCTCAAGTGATTGCACAGATTTTGCAGCAGATGATGCCGCCGCAGCAACCGGATCCGATGATTGCCATGCACGATAAGGAAATGGCCATCAAACAGGCAACCGAACAACAACGCGCACAGACTGAGCAGGCCAAGATTGAAGCAGATCTTATTAAGGCCCAGATGGCGGCGCAGACCAAGCAGGATCAAATTCAGGCACAGATCCTGCAGAATGAACAGAGAGTGGCGCAGGGTCGCGAAGAAGCGTTCCTAGATGCTGATGTGAAACGTCAAAAGTCATATATTGACCTTCAGAAAGAAATTGCAAGGAGTCGAAATGGCCAAATGTAACTGTGAATTGCAGGATTGTGTGCACAACACTGATATGGTTTGTCAGGCACCAGAAATCCAAATTATTGCTAGCAATGGTATGGCTGAATGTTCCTCATACGAATCTTCTGAAGGTATGAGCGAAGGTTTGATGGGTGGCCCGGGTGGCCAAATGGACAAGGCGCTCTACTGATGGGTAAGTTCTTCGGTTCAGATTCTGTACAACGGGTTGTGCAGCCGGTTGCTAACCAAGCAGAAGTTGACCGTCTGCAGCAGCAGTATAATGCATTGGGTGACGCTGCCCCAACTGCTGATATGCAGTGGAATCGTCAAGCACCGGAAGCGGTTGCAAAAACGATTCGAAAGGAACAGGGTGTGGCTAGCTTGCCCGGTGTAAGATTTGCAGAAACCCCAATGATGGATGCGTATAACCCGGCGTATACCGATTATATGCAGAAGTTGAATCAATATGATTATGATAAGAGCCAATTTGATCGCAATCTGGCGTTGGAAAATGCGCGGTTGGCGTCTGATTGGTCCGGGCAGCGTGCGGATATAATGAACCGTATGAACCAGTTAAAGGCTAACCCCGCGATTCAACAGGGAATTGGTAGTCTTGGGGGTTTCTTTGGTTCAATTATTCGGCCTGTGATTTCTGCTCCGGAGATTAGCCAGCGGTCTGCCTTGACTCCTCAAGAAATTGCATATCAAGATTTGCAAAAACAGTACGCGGATAACCCGCTGCAGAGACAAGTGTTTACCCCACCGCCGATGGCCACTCAGTATCAGCCGTTGGCGACCACTATGCCAACCCAGTATCAATTCTAGGAGACGGTCATGAGTTGTAATAAAAAGCACTACAAAAAGGGCGGCGTTGTTTCCCGTGGAACATGCCGTGGTATGCGTAAAGCCACTAAAGGTGGTAAGTACAACAAGTAATGGATTTTATAAAGCTTACGGAGTATTTGCTCCGCAATATTCGAGACCGCAGACAGCAAGTCTCGGATAAACTAACTTATGGTGGGTGTCCAAATTGGGAGACCTATCAGAAGCTCGTTGGTGAGGTATCGGGTCTAACCTACACCGAAAACGAAATTTTAGACCTGCTTAAAAAGATGGAGAAATTGGATGATGACGACTGAAGAACGTCGTGAGATTCCGGATCGTGTTCTGAATTTTGGTTCAGACACGCCGAAGCCAGAGGTGGAAGAGTCTTTTGATGAAAAAGACTACGAAAGACTTCCAAAACCTACTGGGTATCGAGTCATGATTCTTCCCTTTAAGGTGAAGGAGCGTACCAGAGGTGGCATTATTCTTGCCGATTCTGCACGGGAGAGAGAACAGCTAGCTACTGTAGTTGGTCTTGTGCTCAAACTCGGACCCGATGCGTATAAGGATCTTGACAAGTACCCGGAAGGGCCTTGGTGCAAGGAAAAGGACTGGGTGGTTTTTGGCCGTTATGCGGGTGCTCGTATTCCGATTGAGGGTGGTGAAATTCGCCTTCTGAACGATGACGAGATCCTTGCGGTTGTTGATGACCCGGAATACGTGTTGAATAAATTCTAACATGGAGAAAAACCATGCCTACTAATGCAGCTGAAGAGCTTGAACTTGAACTTCCAGAAGAGGAAGTGGAAAATAGCGCGGCCGATGTCACTGATGAAGTTACAGATGAAATTGTTGCCGAGGAAAAACCAGACGCGGAATCTCGTGTTCGTCAATTCTTAGAATCTGATGACGAGTTGAAGGCGTATGGTGATGGCGTGCAGAAGCGTATTGATAAGCTGACTTACAAATATCGCGAGGCTGAGCGTCGCGAACAGGCGGCTATTGAATACGCGCAAGCTGTGCAAGCTCAATTGGAAGAGCAAAAACGCCACAGTAAAGGTCAGGACGAAACGCTGTTTAATGAATACACCAATCGTATTGATACGCAGTTAGCCCAGGCCAAGTCAAATTACAAGAGTGCATTTGATTCTGGTGATCCAGATGCAATTGCGGAAGCTAATCAAGAGCTAGCTCGTCTTGCTGTTGAACAGGAAAACCTGCGTCGTGTTCGCGCTCGTCGTGAACAAGCAGCGCAACAGCCTGTATATCAGCAGCAGCCACGTCGTCCAGCCGCGCCGCCGAAGCCTGATCCAAAGGCCGAAATGTGGGCTGAGAAGAATAGTTGGTTTGGTGAAGACGAAGCGATGACTTATTCAGCTTTCGGTATTCATCGTAATCTCGTTGAACGTGAGGGTATTGACCCGAGCAGCGACGAGTATTATACTGAGCTTGATAAACGTATGCGAGAAGCGTTCCCGCATAAGTTTCAAAAGAGTCGTCCCGTGCAGACGGTGGCTTCCGCAAACCGCGGAGCTAAACAAAGCGCGCGTAAAGTTAAACTTTCATCCAGCGAGATTGCTATTGCGAATCGCCTAGGGGTGCCACTTGAAGAGTACGCGAAGTACGTCAAGCGTTAAGGAGAATATCCAAATGCCAAATGATCGGACAAACAGAGCCGCTGAAACTCGTGATAAAACATCACGCAAAAAGTCTTGGGCACCGCCCTCAATGTTGGACGCTCCAGAAGCTCCTCCGGGTTACAAGTATCGTTGGATCCGCGAAGCGACTGGTGGCGTAGATGATAAAGTCAATATGTCCAAACGTATGCGCGAAGGTTATGAGCCGGTGCGTGCTGAGGATCATCCTGAATTTATGGCTCCGACAGTTGAAGACGGTAAACATGCAGGTACCATTGGCGTAGGTGGGTTAATCCTCGCTAAAGTTCCCGAAGAGATTGCTGAAGAGCGTAATGCTTACTACCGTAACCAAGCTGAAAGGGCGATGGATTCTGTAGATAACGATCTTATGAGGGAAAGTCATGCTTCTATGCCGATTTCTAAGCCGAATCGGCAGTCGCAGACGACGTTCGGGAATCCTCTGAATCGTAACGACTCCGAGGATTCATAATTCGTGAATCTTTTAGGAGACACTAGCAATGGCTAATGTAAATGCCCCTAACGGATTTACCCCGGCATACCATTTGACCGGTGGTACTATCCGTATGAAGGAGTATCGCATTGCTGATGATTACGCTACCGCAATCTTCAGTGGCGATCTCGTTAAGTTTGTAGCTGCAGGCACTATCGAAGTTTCTGGTGAAGGAGACTCCGTGATTGGTGTATTCGCAGGTTGTTCTTTCACTAAGGATAACGGCGAAATTACTTTTAGCAAGTATTGGCCGGCAGGTCAGTCTGTTAAGGGTTCTTACGCAACTGCGTATGTATATGACGATCCTTCGATCGTTTATACCGCACAGATGGAAGGCGCTTCCGGTATTGCTGATCTTGGTCAGCTAGCCGATATGGATGACGCTAATTCTGGCAGCACCTCTACTGGTCGCTCTGCTCAGCAGGTCAGCAGCACCACTGGCACCAGCACTGCGCAGCTGCGCATTCTGGATTTTGTTACTTCCCCGGATAACGACCCGGCTTCTGACTACGCTCGCGTTTACGTGCAGATCGTAGAACATGAATACGCGGAAGCTCCGGTTGGTTCTGGCGTATAAGGAGACTAAATCATGGCTATTAATCGTGCACAACTCGTAAAAGAGCTGGAGCCGGGTCTGAATGCCTTGTTCGGTCTCGAATACAGCCGTTATGAGCAGCAGCATTCTGATATCTTCGACAGCGAAAATTCTGATCGTGCGTTCGAAGAAGAAGTAATGCTCTCTGGCTTCGGTCAGGCTCCGACCAAGGGTGAAGGCGCTGGCGTCACTTATGACTCAGCTTCTGAGGTCTGGACTGCTCGTTACAATCATGAAACTGTTGCTATGGCCTTCGCTCTGACCGAAGAAGCTATCGAAGATAACCTCTACGACAAGCTGTCTTCTCGTTACACGAAGTCTCTGGCTCGTTCCATGAACTACACCAAGCAGGTTAAGGGCGCAAATGTACTGAACAACGGCTTCTCCGCTAGCTACACTGGTGGTGACGGCGTTGCTCTGCTCAGCACTGCACACCCGACCTCTTCTGGTGGTAACGTTGCTAACAAGCCGTCTACCGACGCTGACCTGAACGAAACCTCTCTCGAAGCTGCTCTGATTGCTATCAGCAACTTTGTTGACGAGCGTGGCCTGAAGGTCAATGTACAGGGCCGCAAGCTGATTATTCCGTCAAGCTTGGGTTTTGTTGCAGAGCGTCTGATGATGTCCAACAACCGTACCGCAACCGCAGACAACGACATCAATGCCGTTCGTTCTCGTGGTATGCTTCCGGAAGGTTATGTAGTTAATAACTACCTGACCGACGTTGATGCGTGGTTCATTAAGACCGATGCACCTAACGGCCTGAAGCACTTCCAGCGTGCAGCTATGAAGACTGGTATGGAAGGTGACTTCGAGACTGGTAACGTCCGTTACAAGGCTCGCGAGCGCTACAGTTTCGGCTGGAGCGACTGGCGTGCAGTTTACGGCTCTACCGGCGCGTAATCAAATCTTCTGATTTGATGAGAACTGACCCCGCTTCGGCGGGGTCATTCTTTTTTGGGTGCTTGACAAAGCGTTCGAAACAATTTATACTTGGTTTAGGTTCTGGGATATTTAGCTACGCCGACCGACCCAGCGGACTTTGCAGAGACGGTGTAGCGAGTGCTGCAACACGGAGACACACATATGTCCTCAAGCACTTTTTCCGGTCCGTTGAAAGCCGGTGATATTCGCGAAGGCGCTTCCGCTAATGTTGGTTACGCTCTTATGGCTCAATCGGCCATTGTAACGATGACTGGTGCGGATGCTCAGACTACGACTATTGCCACAATCCCTGCTAACTCACAGATTGTTTCAGTCGTACTGTCTTGCACTACTGCTAATGACGATGGCACTGCTTCTACTGTCTCCATTGGTACTTCTGCCGATGCAGATGCTTTTCTAGCGGCTACTTCAGTACAAGCCGCCGGCACTACTTTTAGCGGCACTATGACCTCAGTATCCGCGGATGTTGGTGCATCTGATGTAGACGTGATTGCTACCTTTAATGCGACTGACGAAGACGGTACTGCCGGTGTGGGACAGGCTACGGTTCTTTATATTCAGAACAATAATCTGTCTTAATCTACTAAGGGGTAACGGCTATGCAAACTGATGTTTGGGCAGTTACGGTTGGTTCAGACGCGGATTTCTACGTCACCACAGTAACGCCGACAGATACTACGCCTCTTACCCTAGCCAACACTAAGCCTGAATATAACGGCGCAGGATATCAACTATCGATCACTCCTGCGTCCGATGAAACAGGCAAGTCTCTCACAGTTGTGGGGACTGGAGTAAATGGTCAGACTATTACCGAAACGGTTGCGATGGGTAATGCGACGGCTACTTACAGCACAAATTATTTTGTGTCTGTAACTTCAATTACTCCGTCTGGTGCAACTGCTGGAGCCATTACGGTTGGTTATGGTGGTAATTTGGCGTTACCGCGTACTCGTGTGAAAGGTGTTTATTATGTCGCTTCTGGTTCTGCTGGAAGTGTTGTAATTACTCGCAACAGCAACTCACGTGTACTTCTTAACTTGGCGACTCCGGCTAGTGCTACGGTTACGCAGGATCTGGTCGTTCCCGGTGAAGGTATTCTTACCGCCGCCGCGAATGACGATTATGCGTATGTGGCAGCAACCAATGTCACCTCACTTACGTTGATTTGTGGTTAATGGCTACCTCAGGCACTCAAACATTTAATATTGATGCTTCCGATATTATAGAGGAAGCGTACGAACGGTGTGGGCTTGAATTGCGCACGGGTTATGATGCTCGTACCGCTCGACGCAGTTTAAATATTTTGATGTCTGATTGGTCTAACAGGGGTATCAACCTGTGGACCGTTAAAGAAGCCACGCAGTCTCTGACCGCTGGGACTGCAAATTATACGCTTGACGCGTATACGGTAGATGTGCTGGATGCGGTGATTCGTCGGAATGGTGTTGATTACAATATGGAACGCATTGGTCGTTCTGAGTATCAAAACCTTCCGAAGAAGACGACTGAAGGTCGCCCAACTCAGTATTGGGTTGATCGTCAGTCTACGCCAGTCATTTATTTGTACCCAACTCCCGAGAATTCCACCGACCAGCTGCGATTTTATCGTACTGAGCGTGTGGAAGATATTAATGAGTTGACAAACGATGCCGATGTGCCTTCCAGATTCTTGGCGCCGCTAATTTCTGGTCTTGCTTATTATCTTGCGATCAAAAAAGCCCCGGAACGGGCGCAGGGTCTCAAGATGATTTATGAAGAGGAAATGGTTCGTGCAGAAACGGAAGATCGCGAGCGTGTAAGTTTGCGGATTGTTCCAAGTAGGGGTTATTTGTAATGGCATACGCTCTAGGCAAACACGCTAGAGCGATGTGTGATATATGTGGTTTTGAGGTCAAGTATACCAGTCTCAAGCCGCAATGGGACGGCTTTCGGGCGTGTCCATCGTGTTGGACGCCTAGACAGCCCCAGGATTTTCCTAAAATTGTTCTTGTGGACGCGGAAACGCTTCGGAACCCACGTCCTGATAACGATCAAGAGGCAAACGGTGGGACGATTTATACCTATGTCGCAAACAATGCGACGCCAATTGGGTCAGCTTTTGCGGGATTTAGGGCGCAAGGGTCTGTTGGCACCGTTACAGTGAGTATTAGCTGATGGCTGGATACACTTACACGACGTTGAAGCAAGCGATTCAAGACTTCACAGATAACACCGAAACGGTGTTTGTGAGTCAGATTGATAACTTTATTCAGAACGCTGAAGAGCGTATTCTGAAGATGCTTGCTCCGTTGGAAACTTTTCGTAAAAGTTCTTCAGCGGCGATGACCGCTTCAAATAAGTACCTTCCCAAACCTTCGGATTGGTTACACACATATTCGATCTCGATTGAAGTGTCCGGCGACAAGAAGTTCTTGTTGAACAAAGATGTGAATTTTGTTCAAGAGTATTGGCCGGATGCTACTGATACAGGTGAGCCTAAGTATTACGCAGATTTCAGCGTTTCCACGTTTATTTTGGCTCCCACCCCAAACGCAAATTACACCGTTGAAGTTCATTATTATTATCGTCCAGAAACGATTGTAACGGCAAGTACTACATGGATTGGCACGAATGCGGGTCCGTTGCTGTTGTATGCGGCGTTGGTAGAGGCGTACACCTTTATGAAGGGTGAGCCTGATATGTTACAAATTTATGAACAGAAGTTCATGCAGGAGGCTGAACGCTTGGCAATGTTTGCAGTTCAAGCGGAAGGTCTTGATTTTTACCGTAAGTCAGCGGCTTAACAGGAGAAGCAAATGGCTATTTCTCAGGCACTTTGCAGCAGCTTCAAATCCGAGCTGCTGGGCGGTACCCATGATCTGGATACTGATGTAATTAAAATCGCGCTGTTTACCAGTTCAGCGACGTTGGGCGCTTCGACAACTGCGTACAGCACCACGAACGAAGTTTCCGGCACCGGCTATACGGCAGGCGGCAACACGCTGGCGAGTGCTGCGATCAGCTTGGACGGCACGACTGCAATTGTAGATTTTGCGGACACCACATGGTCTTCTGCGACGATCACCGCGAATGGTGCGTTGATCTACAACTCGTCTAAGGCGAATCGTGCGATTGCGGTGCTGGCGTTTGGTGGGGATAAGACCTCTACCAACGGTGACTTCACGATCCAGTTCCCGACTGCGGATGCTTCTAACGCGATCATCCGTATTGCGTAATGGCATCGTCTACTGAATACGTCGGTTGGGGCCGAGCCGGGTGGGGCCAAGCGTCCTACGGGCTTGACTGGACCGTTGTATCAGTAGATGGGAGCGCCGGAACCGGCGCGGTTGGTGATGAAACGGTTGTCGCAAAGGCCGTTGTTTCTGTAACCGGGGTATCTGCTTCTACCGCACTCGGCGCAGAAATCGTTATCGCGAAAGCGGTAGTCCCGGTCACGGGGGTCGCGGGTACTTCTGCGGTAGGCGATGAAACCGTTGTTGCGAAGGCGCTTGTCGCGGCCACCGGATCGGCGGGTACTTCGGCCCTCGGCACCGTAACGCTTTACACTACGAACGTCTTCCCGGTCACGGGAGTTCAAGGCACCAGTGCACTGGGCGATGAGACGGTTGTCGCGAAGGCCTTGATTGCTCAAACCGGCGTAAGCGCGACTTCTGCACTGGGCGATGAGACGGTTGTCGCGAAGGCTCTGGTGCTTCCGACGGGGGTTGCGGGTACTTCTGCGCTGGGTGCGGAGACCGTCACGGCGGATGCCAACACGGCGGTCACCGGAAATGCGGGTACTTCTGCTCTTGGCAGTGTCGTCACCGTTGCGAAGGCGGTTGTTGTCGCGACAGGTGTAGCAGGCACCTCTGCGCTGGGCGCAGAGACCGCCAAAGCGAATGCAGATGTTCCAGTAACTGGTGTATCCGCAACGGCATCATTGGGTTCGGAAACGACTACCGCCACTGCGGTTGTGATTCCGATAGGTGTCTCTGCAACGGCAGTATTGACGAACGTGTTTGTTTGGGGTATTCTTGGCACGGACGCCCCAAGCGCAACTTATACTGAACGCGGAACCGGGGGAGATCTTCCGAGCGCGACTTATACGGATCGTGGAACTGGAGGAGAATTACCTTCAACCACTTGGATGGATTTAGCCGCTTAATGGAGCGACACTATGGCTAGTACTTATACACCAGCGGGTATTGAACTGATTGCAGACGGCGAGCAGTCCGGTACTTGGGGACAGACCACCAATACCAACTGGGAGCTGGTTGAAGAGCTTGCTACAGGTGTAGTTTCGATCTCTCTAACAGGTCTTACCACATATACTCTTACAACTACTGATGGTACCTCTACCGAAGGCCGCCATGCAGTAGTTAAGTTCACTGGCTCTCCGGGCGGCACCTGTACCGTGACCGTAAGCCCGAACGACATGCAGAAGATCTACTGGATCGTGAACGCCTCTGACCAATCTGTGGTCATGACGCAGGGTTCAGGCGGCAATGTCACGGTTCTGGCGGACTCTAAAAAGG